GCAGTGTGCCCTGTAGCAGCGACTGTGAGTGTGTGTGAGCCTGATGTATTATTAAAAAAAACATAATTATTTTCTTTTGCAGGTATAAAAACTGTGATGTTACCTGTAAGTGTCCCAGTTAATTCAATAACTTTATTAGATGACTCTGCTGTCGGTGATGCGTTAGCTGTAGTGAGTGTTACGTCAGAAGATCCTGCAACGCTTTTTGACAGATATCCACCTGCAAAAGCGTCTAAAACACTAAGATTATTATTAGTTTTATCACCCCAAGTACCAGAGTTTTCGCCTGATGCCTGTAGTTCTAATTTTAATCTATCTGAAAATGTTGATGGCATGATTAAGATCCATTATCTACTATTGTTCCGCCGTTTGCAACCCACTCAAGGATATCTTGGTAGTGTCGGTTATCTTCTGAGTGTGGAACTGCAACAGTTTTTCCGTTTGAATAAGTAATTCTGTAACAAGCAAAGTTTCCGTCTACATATTGTTTTTCTACTATGTTAATCATAATTCTGCATCTACCTCTATATATTCATCGTTAGTATGATATCTTGGTGAAAAATAAGTTCTTCCAGCAGTTAATCCAGAAAAAGATTGTATCTGAGGAAATATTCTTTTATTTGAGCCTGTATTAGTAATCAAGTTAATTGATGTACTATCACTACTTGTAAAGTCTGCTGAGTATCCGTCTGTTATTTCATAGTTGCCTGTTAAAGAAATAGAAGGACTTGCTCTCATTTCTGGATTCAAAGGTGCAATACCTCTCCAATTACTTGAGGCATCTGAAGTTCCTACTACTGAATGAACAAACTGAAAATATCTCTGACACTTCCTCAAGTTATTTTCAAAACTCTCAAAAGGAAAACTAGGTATGGATGTCGAATCAAACTCACCAATTTCTAATTGTATACCTGTAATGTACCATTCGTTAGATGTACTGTCGGCTAGGTTTACTTGATTTGATGTGCAATCTGCTGGTGTTGATGAATTCCAAGTATTATTTGTTCCAGTTCTGCCACTTGAAAGCAAAATGTATTTTAATTTTAAACCTTCTCCATTATCATTATCTATCGCACCTGCACTAGCTTTAATTTGACTATCTGGAGTAATCGTAATTGTTTTCTTTTCCCAAGTATCAGCAGATGAAATAGAATATTCTGATACAAAGTCATATCTAGTATTATCTGATTTTTGTAAAGAGATACAATAAGTTCCAGTTTTATTAGACTTAACCCAAAATGATAAAGTTAATGTTTCAGCAGAAGAAGTTCCATATTTTAAAGATTGTAAATTTTGTGCTTCAATAGGTATTTGAAGATGAAGAAAATCGCCTGAAGCTAAAGAGGTGTCAGCAACAGTACAATCCATTTTTAAAGATTTTGCAAAACCTTGACCAGATGGTACTTCTGTTGATTGTGATTGTGTCCAGGTACCACCATTATTTATTGCTGTTTTAATTCTATCTATTGTGTAGTAGCCATTAGAAGTAATACTCGTTTGTGAAGTACCTCTTTGAGCAACTTGCATATCTCCGTTGATAATTATAGGAGTTGTGATTCTATCGCTTGGATAACCTCTACTTGTTAAACCTTCATTGGGAATCGTGTTTAGTGGCATTATGGTAATATCTCCATTACAGTTATTGAACTTCTTTGTTGTTCACCGGTTGAAGCACCTTGATATGTTATAATTAAAGTTTCAGTACCTTGTGGTTGATTATATTTAACACCGTAGGTTAATTCTGAAGTGGATGAAGGTGAATGTAAGGTTTGTAAAAATACCGGTGAAAAAGCTAAAGCAGAAGTTGAATCTGGCTTATACCCTGCAAATCCGTAATTAGCTATTGATGTTCCACCTTGTGTTATTTGAAAACCAGCATCATTATAATTAGAACCTAATAAAAAGAATGATAATGAAACTTGAACTAATACTTTTGAACTTGTGGAAGTAGGTGTGATTGTTCTATTTAATTGTGTATATTGACTATAAGAAGAACTTGTTGTTGATACTTGTGTATTAGTTTCTGTGTGTAATACTTGACCAATCTTAAACTTCGAAGAAGTAATGACACCAGAACCATCAGACGTGATGATGTTATTATCACCTGCATCATTAATTAAATTTACTTTGAGTTTACTGGTCATCTATACCCCTATTAATTTAAATCCTTGCGCAAATGTATAAGTGCTTTGATTTTGAACTGTGATGTCTGTTCCAGATAAATTGTGATAAACATAAAATTTTATGTTATCGGTTGATCCATTAAGTTGAACTAAAGATGTAAGTTGTGCAGTCTGTTGTGTTCTTGTAACTGTGCTACCTATAGCTAATTCTGCATCATTTTTATAAAACATCATTTTCCATTGATCTGCATCATTATTGGCATTAAATCTAGCTTGTGCATAGATTAAATAATATCCAGCTTCTTGTGGTGTAAATGTACTGCTTGCAAACGCACCATCACTATCCAAAAGTTCAGTTTCGTATGTTAATTGAACTGCTGTATCACCAGCAATAGTTTGATTAGCATTTTTAATTACCCAAAAAGAAGGTGTCATCGCCATAGCTCCAGACATGGTAGCACCTGCAGGCACAGTAATAGTATCTCCGGACTCACCAATTGTAATTGATGAACCCGATTGCTTTATAATCTCATTTACCTTTAACTGCGATACCACTACTTACTCCTTATGATTTAGGGTTTGCGTCTTTAATAGCTTTAATTCTAGCCTTCCAATCATCAAATGATTTATACATCTCATCGAGTTGATCGCCGATATCTCCATAGGCCGCTCTACGTGTAGCTCTCACTGTATTGTTAGTCTCTTCAGTGTTACCTGCTGTTTCTTGCGCAGCAAGTTGTTCATCTGTCGGTTTGTCTAGTCCTGAAACATTCCATTCTTTAATGTAAGGACCTTTACCATCAGAATCGTCCTGAAGTAAAACGTCTTTTGTAAAGTCTACAGTCTTTGAGTTAGCCTCGCAGTATAGTTTTATCTTTGTAGATAACTGTGCCATTGTTTACTCCTATCCACTAAAGTCTGCGTAATCCACAACTTTAGCACGTTCTGCTGCTCTTTTTGTTTTTACATCAGAAGGCATAGCAGTTCCGCCCTCTGCTGCTCTGACTGCATACCAATCAGTTGATGCAAGATAAGCTCTTGCAGTTTCGTTGATTACTTTTTGTGATGCAAATGCATCTTGTTTGTCCATATCGGCTTTGACTTTAGTCCAAGTAACAGCATCTGGCTTTGCACCCATAATAGCTGTGTTGTTGGAGTCTTTACCGACAACCCATTCAACGTTTGAGTTGAACTCAGCCTCAGTAGTCACATTACCACGAATAACAAATTCGTAAGTGCCGATTGACTGTATTGCTTGTGCACAATCTGCCATTGTTTACTCCTTATAATATCACCAGTGTTCCACCACTAGCTACGTTTATTGTCTGTCCAGAGGACACTGTTACAGGACCCACTATACTTGCATTTTCACTTGCTGCAATAGAAAGTCCCCCTGTTAATGTTTGCACATTTCTGTACGCACCATTAATACTGGTGAGTTTGGCTGCTGTCACGGTTGCATCTGTCGGTGCTCCCACATCAAACGTATCACCAAATATAATACCACTAAATGTGTCTCCTGAAGCAGGAGCTGTGGTAAATGCTATTGTACCCGAGCTTGATCCTGCGGTAAACGCAGTGCCTGGTACCTGATAGACGCCATTAATATGAATCAGTAATTGTGCCAAGCTACCAATGATCTGTGTGTCATTGCCCACTTGTATTGTAAACTGTGTTGTTGAACCGTTAAAGCTTCCGCTCAAATCATCGATTTGAGAAAAGTTACCCTGTACGATTGGATTGCCTAAGTAGCCCATATTTTACTCCTTTGGTTCTTGAGGATAATTAACCCTAACACCTTTTTCATCATATTTTAATTTTTCTTTAACGTGTTCTTTAGTTGTTAAACCATTAGTTAAATCTCTTAGTTGTTGTCTATATGTTTTCCATGCACTAGGTATTTCAGTTCCATCTTCTTGAGATTTTGTAACAACCCAATCGCAATCAGATAACTTTTGGTTTCTCTCCTGTCTTAAATCACGCATTGCCCTTTCAAACTCTTTACCTACCCACGCATCTATTTCTGCCTGAAATTCTTTACATTCTTTTTCAGTTAAAGCTATTTCTACATTGTCAACACATTTAGGTGCAAACTCTTTACCATTATAAGTTGCTACTTTTGTTTCATTATTTACTGAATATGCCATTAGCTTGTTAAATCTCCATATAATGTTACTGTTCCTTTCATGGCACTTCCTGAGTTTAAAAATATTTTAAATTTAGTAAACTGATCTGTGCTGTCATAAACCCCACAAAATTGTGACCTGTTCGCATGAGTAGCGTTAGTGCTATTAGAAGTGTTATACCCTTGAGGCACATAATCACAATGACCTCCTGCATACTTTCTAAAATTTGTTTCATTAGGATTAAACATATAAATATACGCTAATGCTCTTGATTGATTAGTATGATAACTGTCAGGACCAATTGCTTCTTTTGTTATTTGTAATTTACTACCATCATCTGCATAACTAGAAAAATCTTGATTTTTACTTGAACCATCATACTTTGTAAAAATATGTGTAACAACTGAGTGTCCAAAATTAGAGAATCCTCCTGAATTACCATATTGAAACATTAAATGATTACTGTCACTATCTGCTAAAGGTTCTATAGTTGCAGTAGCAAAAAAATGTCTATTTCCGTTATCTAATCCTGTAATTTCAAAAGATGTTGTGCTTGATGATGTTGAACTAGACACTACCTCATACGCACCATTTGTACCAGTCACAGTGCCGGTGAAAGCAAAGTTAGAAGTTAAATCTATTCCCGCTGAAGGTATCGTTGTTACTGCCATGTTATGCTCCTATCATCCTATAACCTGTAAATCTACATTTACCACCATCCATAATTCTTGCGCTTCCTCCACTAATATCTAATTGTCCATAAATTTCTATATAATCTCCAACTGATAAATTTAAAATTGCTGTAGTGTTTATACTTGCTCTTGATATGTTTTGTGATTGGTATCTTACTCTAGCTTCAGTGCCTGTTAAATTAGAACCGTTTTTATAAATAAATAATTTTAAATCATTAAGTTGTGTTGTATCCGCAGCAGCAGTTAAATCACAATTGAAAAAATATTTACCTGCTTGTCCTGTTGGAACTGTAAAACGATAGTTAGTTGCATTGTCATAAGTAGAGTCTGTATCGACAAATTCTGTATCAAACTGAACTTTTGTAGCAGTGTCATCACTTACTGTTTGACTTGAACTCAAGTAAACAGAAAAATATGGTTTATTAGTAAAAACGCCTTCTGCTTTATCACCATTAGCACCACTACCAATGGTAATCGTCTTCGTGGCGTCGGTGCCAAGAGGTGCGATTGTTGATACTTTTAAGGTGCTCATGTTCCTATCCTGTATGCTCCAAACCAAGTTTTAGTGGTTCCACCACCATATAGAGGTGTGCCACTACCAACATCTATTTGACCCCATAATTCTAAATAATCTGTCGAACCATTCATATCTACCAAAGTTGCTAAATAGTTTGCTGTTTGATTTGCTTTACTTCCATTATGAGGATCCACAGTATTTTTAATAAGCTCAGTTCCATTTTTTTCAATAAAAGCTATGGTCTGATGTATTTCTTCTGATGAGGAATTAGCAAAATGAATTTGACCAAAAACAAAATATTTACCCGCAACAGTTGGAGTAAATCTATAATTTGTTGAGTGGTCAAAATTTCCATCGGTATCAAAATCTTCTGCACTAATTGCAACTTTTGTAGGTGTATTATCTGAAACGTTTTGATCACCATTTAAGTATGCTCTAAAAGCAGGGTACATAAAATTACTTTGTACATCACCACTACCCAAGGCAATCGTACCGGCATTGGTGGAACCCAATGTTAAGGTAGAAGTTCCGCTTCTAGTGTCTATTGTATCTACGAGTATCTTTGACATCTATGGTAATATCTCCATTACTGTAATAGTGTAATTGGAAGCATCTTCACCCATTTTTACTGATTCACTACCACTAGCACTTCTACAATATAAAGAATATTGAGTTGATGAAGTTGTATTAGGTGAGTCAAGAAAAGTTATAGATGCAAAAGTTCCTACATTATCTGGATTATAAAATTTACCAAAACCAGGACTACCGGCTGCTGCTAAATTAGTAGTGTCATTTCTATATATTGTAAAAAACGCTTGATAACCACTGCCACCATTCGAACCGCCGCCACTAAATTGAATTAAAACTTTTGATGATGTGGATGTCGGTGTAATATCCACTGACAAAAATTCTGTAAAAGATGTCGATGTTGTAGTGGTTGTTCCTGTTCCTACAGTTTGAACCACTTGACCAATCTTACCAAATCCAGCAGTTGCTCCAGTAGCTAAATTTATTGCATCACCACTCGCTCCTAGTGTTAAACTAGTCCCGGATTGCGGTTCCAAATTATCTACGAATACTGTTCCCATTATGCTAAAACCTCTATTAAATTAAATACAACA